GCTGCCGGCGAGAGTGCCGGCGCTCACATTGTCCTGCGCCTTGATCGCCGCGTTCACCAGCGTGGTGAAGGTCGAATAGAGCGAATTGAGCTCGTTGGTCAGCGCCCCCAGGTCGACGCCCTTGGCGGCCAGGTTGAATTTGGTGACCTGGTCGGCCATCGAGGCCCATTGCTGCTTGGCCTCTTCCAGCTCTTTCTTCGACTTCTGGTCGCCCGTGAAAGCCGAGATCAAGGCCGAGGCTCCAAGCTGGAGCGCCCCCATGCCCATCTGCGCTGGATTGAAACTCAGAAGGTTCTTGACGCCATCATTCGCCAGCGAACTTGCGAGCTGATCGGCCGCAGCAACGACCGAATCCATCAGCGACTTGCCCTGCAGCAGCCCCTGCACGAGAGACTGCCCGAACTCCACGGACGCATCGCGCACGTCTTTGATTGCGGCCGTGAGCCGCATCGTCGCGGCCAGACCATCGTTCATGAAATCCTTCCACGCGTCCCCGTGCAATTGCTGCTGGACGGCAGCAATCTGCCGCTCGGTATCGGAAAGGAAAAGGGTCTGCTGGGCAAAGTCGGCGCGCTGCTGTGCGGATTTCTGCGCATTGGCCTGCACCAGCGTGCCGACCGCCTTGGCGTAGCTGTTGATCTGGTCGATCACCTGCTGCGTCAACGGAATGCCGGCGGCCTCCGCTGCATTGCGGAGCGCGGCGGCGGTTCGGAATTCCTGCATGGCGCCGACGCCCAGCCCGATGGCCTCATTGTCAGCCGTCAGCTGCGCGATATGCTTGCGGACACTCTCGACCGCGCGATCATAGGCGTTCTTCTGGTCGTCGACCTCCTCATTTAGCTTGTGCGAGGTATCACCGAGCGTCTTTTGCGCGACCGTGTTGGCCTCGTTGACCTTGCGCTGCACCTCATACTGGTTCTGCAGCCCGGCCCGAAGCCGGGCGACGGCGTCGGCATAGGCGTCGGTGTCCCGCACCTGGTCGGGCGCCGTCGCCGCGGCAACGCCGGCGGCCGCCGCGCCGATCGCCACGCCCGGGATGCCGGGCGCGCCAGGCGCGACGCGCGCCACCACGTTTGCGGCCGCATTGACGCCCGGCTTGACGAAATCCCAGAACGGCTGCGCGATCTCTCCGATCTTGCCGACGAATTTGTAGATCTGGTCGACCGCCTGCGCGATGGCCTCGACGATGCCCACCCACGCCTCATGCATCTTGACGCCGAGATCGGTCAGCGCGTTCTGGATCGGATGCCAGCGCTGCTCGAGGATGGTGACCGCGGCGTCATAGCGGCGCTGCAGCTCGAGCGCCCGGCCGACATCGGCATCGGACACCAGGCGAGTTTCGCTGACCTTGCCGGCGGCCGCGAGGATCTTGTCGAGATACTCCGAATCCTGTCGCAGATGATCGGCAGCCTCGGGCCCGAGCGCGGTGCCGGCGATATCGAGCGCCGCCAGCCGCTGGCCATCCTCCATCGCCTGATGGATCAGCGTGGCAATCGCCTTGAAGCGCTCCTCGACCGTGTTGGCCTGCGCCAGCATTGCAACGCCGGGATTGTTCGCAAAATTGCCGGCGTCGAGGTGCTGCTCGAGCCGCTGCTGCAGCTGGCTGCCGCCGAGCTGGTCGGCGGAGACCTTCTGCAGGTTGGTGAGCATCTTCGTCAGCTCGTCGACCGGCACCTTGGCGTCTTCCGCGCCCTTGGTCAGGCGCTGGAAATACGTGGTGGAGAGATCGACCGCGGCCGCCTTCTCGGCGATCTGCCGATATTCCTCGAGCCGCTTGCCGCCCAACTCCCAGGCCTCGCTCACCAGATCGATGGCCAGCTTGGTCGCCTTGTAGATCAGGATGACTTGCGACAGCACCGACACCAGCCGGCCTAAAACCAGCATGGCCGCGCCGACCGCGCCAACGGTCTCCGCCCAGCCCGCAGCATAGTCGAGCGCGGCCTTGGTGCCCGCCCTCACCGCGTCCAGGACGTGGCCGTGCGACTGCGCGACGTTGTCATTGGCCGCCTGCATCTGCGTCAGCGTCTGGATCTGCTGCTGCTGGCTGCGCGCATATTGATCCTGCAGCGACTGCATCTTGTCGTATTGCTGGATCATCTGTTCGTTCTTGGCGGCGCGCGAGACCTGCGCGGCCTCGAGGTCGCGCTCGGAGCTGGCGAGGAGCTTCACCTTGTCGGCGGTCGCGGTGATGCCGTCGTCGCGAGCCTCGACCCGCAGCCGGCGCACCGCCTCCTGTACTTCTGCCATCAGCTGCGGTTCCTTACGATGATCACCGGCTGCCGCCGCAGCCATTCGGCCTGGCTCTTGGCGCTGCCGCCCTTGGAGCGGCCATGCGACTCCGCAGACGCGGAGCCCGCCCAATCGCCGATCGCGCCCTCGTCGACCGCCATGAAGCCGTAGCTGATGTCGGCGCGGTTGCCGAAACGGGCCGCGGCCTGATTGCCGATGCGCTCATAAAGCCGCGGCCGCACCTGGATGACGAAGGCGCGTCCGGATTCCGTGGTGCCGATCTCGACCTTGCGGGCATAGGGCACGGTGTTGGTGAAGCGATATTCCTGCGCCGGGGGGATACGGCCGGCGATGTCGAACGGCTTGCCGTCGGCCAGCACGATATGCCCCGCCTGGTAGTCGCCGGAGACGACCGGCGAGCCATCGACCAGGGCCTGATGGATCCAGCGCAACACATCATCGAGCACCTCGAATTCGAACTCGATGACGCCGTTGCGCGGGTTGACGCTCGTCAGCAACGCGCCGATGCGGCCGTCGACGCGCGTGATGTAGCTTGGCGCGTAGCCGTAGGCCGCCCGGTTGATGACCTGGACGGCCGCCAGCGTGATCAGCGCATACTGGGCGATCTCGAGCTGACGTTGCGCGGGCGACGACAGCTCGGCCACGACCTGCCGCGACCAATCGGCGATGGTGATGTCATTTGCCATTTCGAGGAGTTTTCTTTGGCTCTTTTTCCGACAGCACGATCGCCCGCAGATTGGCGAGGCGGATGATGGCGCGCTTTTCCCAGGGATCGAGGTCGTGCAGCATGGCCGCACACCATTGCTGCACGTCGTTCCAGGAGGCCATCACCGGACCGAGGCCATTAGCGACAAGCCCGGTCGAGAATTCCAGGAACAGCTCCCAGAGATAGTCGAGCGCGAACGGAAACTCAGGCAGATCCGGCACGGCCTTCGCGGCCATCTGCCTGGCGCCGAACGCGGCTAGCTGTCGCGCGGCGCTGGCCTGATGCTCTCCGATCGTGCCTCCATCGTCGAGTTTTCGTCCGCTGCGGAAGACGGCCTCGGCGTAGACGCAGAGGGTTTCGACGGCTTCGGCAAAAAATTTGAGGGGTTGATCGCCCCGCCCCACACCTGCTGAAACAACCAGCCCATGCCCGGCGCCGAGTAGAGATCGGCGGCATTGTCGGCGTCGCAGGGCACGACGATCGGCTCGCCGGTGAGGCGATCAACCAGATACCACCTATCGGTGAGCGTCGCGCACTTGGCGATGTTCTCCTCGAGCGCATCGTCGGGATCGACCTTGCCGGTGCGGGACTGGCGGATGCGCAGCATCAGTTGCTTGCGCCTGCCCTTGTCGAAGGCGCGGCCGCGCTCGCTGTCGGCCGACCACACCGCGATGAAAGCGGCGGCGCCGACCTTGTCGCGGATTGGCTCGTCCGTCGACGGGTCGATCAGCTCGACGATGAAGGGTTTAGAGACATCAGCCGCGAGGCTGCCGAACTTGCTCATGTTTCATTTTCCTTTGGCGGAAGGGAGAGCGGGACCGCCCGCCAGCGGTCCCGCCCGACTACGTAGCCGCCCGGCCGATCACGGCCGCGCGCGTGTCCTCTTGGGCGGAGAGGATCTCTGGGCTCAGGCCGCTTCGGTGTCGTGGATGCGGATCGTGGTGGCCTCATTGCCACCGGTCGACGACGTGCCCTTCAGCGCCTGGAACGGGCAGGTCTGCACGATGCCGGCCTCGCCCTGCAGCGGCGAATCCGCATCGCCAAGCTTGATCCGCGGCAGATAGACGCTCGCCGCCGGCGAGTTCGGATTGCTATTCGAGGTGAGAAACGCGAGCAGCGACAACTCGGTCTCGTTCTTGAAGTAATCGATGAAGGTCGCATCCTCGAGAAAGATCGTCGCCTGCCCGGTGACGTTGAGCCGGCCGAGAAACACCTCCGGGACGAAGTTCTGCCCGACGACAGGATCCGACGAGGCGTTGAGCTGCGCCTGGACGTTGAGTCCGGTGCAGACGCCGACGCGCGTGCCCTGGAAGAACAGCGCACCGTTGACGGCTGCGCCGAGGCCGGTCTCGGTCTCCGCAGTCGGCGCGGTGAAGAACGGCGCAGTGCCGGCCGAAAAGGTTTCCATGTCGCGGCCCATGCCGGTGAAGTCGACCGTCGAGATGCCGGTCGCCGGGAGTTGCCAGTTGAAACCGTCGAGCCGCACCTCGGTGAACAGCCGCGCGATGTCGATATCGGCGAAATAGTGCTCGATCGCGAACTTGCGGGAGACGTGATTGGACGAGGGCATGAATGCAGACCGGCCGACCTCGGCGATCGTGAACGCCGTATCGGCGCTCATCGTATCCGGCGACGGATGGACGCTCATGTCGCGGTTCGAGGTGCCGCCGAAGCCGAGCACCAGGAAGTTCTTGCCGTTGTTGTCGACGTCGGAGAGGTTGGTGAAACGGACGATGCTGCCGATGCGGAAGCCCTTCGCGACCGGGTCGCCGCCGGTGAAGCTGAATTTCGAGGTGGCGCTGTCGGCCGCAACCGAGGTGAAATCCGTTTCGCTGCCGGTCGCCGCCGCCGCGGCCGTGCCGCGCAGCACCGCCTGAAACAAGTCCCAATAGGTGCCAGGGCTGAACTCGCCGGATACGACGCCGCCGGTCACGCGCTTGGTGCCGTGCCGGTAATCGGAGATCTGGCGATGCGACGCCACCTCGTTGGAGGTGTAGGTATCCTTGCCAAGCTTGAGCGTGCTGGAGACGCGGCGCAGGATCTGGCCGCCCGACGCCCCCGGATCGACGCTCGACACCGGCTGCACGCCGGAAGTGATGGCGCCCGTCGCATAGGGCTTGATGGTGACGCGCGCGGATACGCCTTCAGCGAGGGGCATGTACGTTCTCCAG